GGGGCCGCAAGCCCCTCTTTAGTGTAACTGTATTCTCAGGATTTTGCAAAACCCTGAAAAGGGTGCTGCGGTGTCAGGGAGCTGGCCTCAATGTCAATCCCGCTGCCTCTGGTCTCCGTGCCGGTTGGCTCTGGAGTAACCTCAATGACGGTGGCAACTGCGGCGTGGCCTGCCGCAACTCGAACAATTCGCTGGGTAACGCGAACTGGAACGGCTCTCTGGGCGTAACTGGATGCAAGGTTAGAAATGGGCGTTTCTCTTTCATTGCACCGCAGTATCCTCGCTTATGTGCGAAAATTGCCTGAAACCGGCAGCGGCTGGTACCGCAAGGGAAGGCTGCTGATAGCAACCAGATGCTTTTTATCAGAAAGGTGGAAATACCACGATATCGAAATGCAAACCCGCCGAGGTAAATGTTGAATCGGCAAAATTCAATCTGCCTGCTGTTTTCCGCGCATTCAGCAAGGGAAAGCTGGGCAGGGCTGACTTTCGGCGTGAGCTGATAAAGACAGGTTATATCACAAAAAAGGAGCTGGCCCTCGAACGACTGGACAAGCATGGCTGTATGCCAAAGACTGCCCGCGCCATCCGCGCTTATGATGAGGAGCTGACCGCCTGCATTGTGAGGCGTGACCTGAACCTTTTGCCGATTCGCTGCTTTCAGCGAGTGGATGGACTGACCCAAAAGCTGAGGGACATCTGCCAAGAAAGCCCCAAGCAACAGGTTATGGAGTACATCGCAGTGGAAGCTCTGCATCCGCTGTTCCGTGCAAAGTTCCTGCCTGTGCAATATGGCAGTGTTCCCGGCAGGGGGCAGGCTCTTGGCAAACGGAAGATTGAGCGCATCTTGCGCAAAAAGCTCACTGGCAAAACTGATGTTGCGAAAGGGGATGTCAAAAAGGCATACCCTTCCGTAACTGTCGAGTGCGTGATGAGGCTGCTGCGCAAGGACGTTGGCAAAAATAAGGTGCTGCTGTGGTTCGTGGCTGCCCTGATGGAGAACTATCCGGGCGGCCATCTCTGCATTGGCTCTTATCTTTCCACATGGCTCTTCAACTACGTCATGTCCTATGTTCTCCGCTACATCCTGAGCCTCGAACAGTGCCGCCGTGGGAAGTCTGACCGCTATGTCAAGGCTCTTGTCTGCTATGCGGATGATACCTCCATCTACGGCAGATTTTCACAACTTGTGAAGGTCATCAAGAAGGCTACGCGATGGGCGAAAGCTACCCTCGGCCTGAATCTCAAACCCGCATGGCAAGTCTACCACATTGCCTCTTTTGAGGAAGAGAAAACCATGAAGGAGCTCCGCAAAGCTGGATACCACAAGCGCACCGATGGCGTGGACATGATGGGCTTTGTGGTCCGTAGGACTTACACCATCATCCGAGGCCGCGTGTTCCAGCGTATCCGCAGGCAGACCTTGAGGGCGTGGGATGATGTGCAGAGGCTGGGCTTTCTTCCGTGGTGGAGAGCTGCCCGCATAGCCGCCTACAAAGGCTGGGTGAAGTATTCCGATAGTGTCCACTTCTCTGTTAAGTATAGTTTTTCTAAGCTGCTGCAGCTTGCCCGTGTGAGCGTGAGCCAGCACAACAGGAAGGAGATCATCAAGCATGAGCAAAGAATTTTACGAGAAGCAGCCTGCTGCTGTTGAGGTGTACCCGGTTAACACCGGCACGGATATTATTCTGCGCCGTGACATCAAGGAGTGCACCCTGACCAACACCGTCACCGATGAGGAAGGTCAGACCTCTGAAGTGGAAACCACCGGCTTTGGCTGCGAGGAGGTTCAGCACCGCTACCGCGGTGCCGTGACTGCTGAGGAGGTCGAAGTGAAGTTCGACTACTGGTGGAGCATTGCCAGCGGTAAGACTGAGGACGAAGCCGAGGATGACGATGCCGAGAGTAAGGGCCTGCCTACTCTGGCCGAGCGTGTGAGCATTATGGAGGACGCTGTTGCAGCCCTCGCGGAGGTGATTCTGGATGCTGAATAAGCTGGCGAAGTTCTATGCCACTCAGATCAAGATTGGCAAGATGACCATTGACGAGGTTCCGGCCAAGGTGCGGGAGCTGACCCGGAAGCTGTTGGAAAAAGAGCGGGAGGGCTAACAGATGAGCTGGCCAGACCTGTGCGAAAAGCTGCTCACACTGCTGGAGGCTGCCGGCGCTGACACCTCTGAGGAGCGCGGTGAGTTTGCTGTTCTGGTAGCTGGATGCAGTGCGCATGGCTGCCCTATGGCCAGCGAGAACAGGAGATGATTATTTGGACATCATAACCTTCCAGCGCGGTGACAAGACTGCGCTGACGAAGAATTTTTCTCTCTATGAGTTCGAGTGCCCGTGTGGATGCACGGCGCAGATGATCGACAGGGAGCTTGTGGAGAAGATGCAGGTCCTTCGTGACAAGCTTGGCAAAAAAGTCAAGGTCACCTCTGGCTACCGCTGCGTGAAGCACAACGCCAGCAAAGAAGTTGGAGGCGGCAAGCAGAGCCGCCACCTCTATGGTATTGCTGCTGACTGGAGAACCGACAACCGCTCTGTCAACCCGGTTGCTCTGGGCATTCTGGCCCAGAAAGCAGGGTTCGGTGGTATTGGTATCTACTGGCACAGCAAGGCGGCAATCGTACACACCGACACGCGGGGCGGCAAGGCCACATGGCTCTGCACCACGCCGGGCCAGTACCCCAGCACCACCTACAATGCCTTTATCCTGCCGACCATCAAACAGGGATGCTCTGGAGCTGCAAACCGCAGCGCAACCATCATGCTCCAGAAGCTGCTGAAGGTGAAAGCTGACGGGAGCTTTGGGCCTGGCACTACCGCTGCTCTGATGGATGCCCAGCGCAAGCATGGCCTTGTTGCTGATGGCATCTGCGGCCCAAAGAGCTGGACGGCCCTTTCCGGGGCTGACAAATATCTGTAATTGGGGGGTGATTCCAATGTGGCAATTCATCCTCGAATACTGGGCAGAGTGGGCCTTCGGCCTGCTGAGCGGCGCATTCATCGCCGTTGTGGTGAAGTACAAGGCCATGAAAGAAGGGCTTCTTGCCATCTTGCATGACCGTATTTATCAGGCTTGCCAGCACTACCTCGCACAGGGGAATATCGACACCCCCGGCCTGAAGAATATCGAATATCTTTATCGCAGCTATCACACGTTGGGTGGCAATGGGACTGGAACGGAATTGTATAACCGCTGCAAGGCCCTCCCCATCCATGACACCGATGTATGGATTCAGAAAGGACGGAACAAGAATATGTCTAACAACAAAATTTCTGCTGGTACTATCGCTCGCACTGCCTGCCTGCTGCTGGCCCTGACCAATCAGGTGCTGTCTGCTCTTGGCAAGCCTGTGCTTCCCATCGAAAGCGAAACTGTGGAACAGCTGGTAACGGCTGGTATCACAACGGTGGCTGCCATTGTGGCGTGGTGGAAGAACAACAGCTTCACCCACGCAGCTCTGGAAGGCGATAAGACCTACGACCGGGTGAAGAAGTCCGGCTATTGATGTTTTCGTGGAGCCGCGCAGACATACCTTTTTCGTGAGGCAACGAAAATGGTCTGGGGAATGAGTTCTACCTAAGAGGCCCAAAAAGTCGAACTTAGACCCTGAATTTGCACAAAAACAGCCGTTTTCGAGCATTAAGCCTGCAAAAAAAGCCGCATTATTGCAATTCGGCCCATTTTCTGGTAAGATGTTCTTACTCGAAAGGCTGCGAGCCTTTGTAGAGAGCTGGCGGCCCTGTGGGGCTGCTCACTCTTGATTTTTCATTTGGCTGCTGCGGCGGCAGGGCCTCACTCTCAACCGTACCCGGTTTGAGATGAAAGGCCCCTATATTAGACGAAAATCCCCCTGCTGATACCGAAGCCTCACGTTCCACGCGAGGTATATGTAGGTACGGCGGGGGGG